GATGGCCGCCAGCTGGCGCCTGAACGGCAACCAGGAGCGCAACCGTTTCGTGTTCGGCGATCAAGCCGGAGCGATCACCAAGCGCACGAACAGCGTCATCGACTTCGGCAACGACGATGTTCGCGACGTGCTGGTGTTCACCAACAACGTGCCGGGGAAGCCGTTCAACCACGCGCAGCGATTCAAGATCAAGAACTTCGGCCGAGAAGATCGGATCGTGCTGCGCAACATTGGACGATCCTTCTCCTTTAAGGACATCCGCCCGGACGGCTCGCTGCCTGGGGTGCCCCGGCTGAGCTTCCAGATCACCTCCTTCGCCGACCTGTGATGAAGGCCCTGCCCCTGGTGCTGCTCCTGGCGGCGTGCGAAAGCCGCCCGGAACTTGATGTGGTGCGGCTGGAGCGGGGCCAGGTCGTGGACTGCCGAGGAGGCGAGTACCGCGATGGGAAACCTGTCGAGCTTCAGGTGCGCGGCGATGACGTTCTGATCCAGAACTGCAAGATCACGGGCAGCATCCGCACGATCGGCATGGCCAGGACTGGGGAAGGCTCCCGGCTACGGAGCAGCAGCCAGAGCCAAGGGCACACGAAGCGGGCGCAGGCAACGGCACCCAGACGCCTGACGGTGAAGCAGTCCACGATCACCTCTCCGGGCTACACGCCGATCTACCTGGGGCCCGGGACCACCGAGGCGACCCTGCGCAATCTGCACCTGAGAGGTTCCAGCAAGACGGTGGCCATCTACCTCGACGCCGAGAGCGCCCGCAACCGGATCGAGGACAACGTGCTGGACGTGAAGGCCCCCAGGGAGCAGATCGCGGTAGATGGCTCGGCCTACAACCGGATCACCGGCAACACCTTCCAGTGGTGGCGCAACGGTGGCATCTTCCTCTACCGCAACTGCGGGGAAGGCGGCACGATCCGGCACCAGACACCCAGCTTCAACACGATCACCGACAACGTGTTCGTGGGTGAGGGGCCCAGGAAGGTATGGCCCAACAGCCGGGACGGCAACCGGGACTACTGCGACGACGACAAGGGCAAGCCGTTTGGCAGCTCTGCTGACGACCGCGACTTGGGGACCGGGAACGTGATCAGCCGCAACCTCTAACGCCGCCGGGGCCCCGACGACCGTGCGTGGGCCCGGTTTTTTCGTGCCGGTAGCCTGTGCTCATGGCCAGCATCCGCGAACAGATCCTCAACCGGATCGCCACCGTGACCCTCCCGGGCACGGTGCAGGTGGGCAGTCGGATCTACCGCAGCCGTGCTCAGGCCTACAGCCGCTCCGAGGCGCCAGCGATCACCATCTCCCCCGGCGAAGACAATCCGGTGAACGCACCCCGCACCATCGGCGCCAGCCTGGGCAAGTTGGATCAGGCGCTGCCGGTGCTGATCGAAATCTACGTGCGCGGCGAGGTGCCTGACCAGCTGGCGGACCCCATCGGCGTGGACGTGCACAGCCGGATGATGGCCGACCGCACGATGGGCGGCCTGGCGCACGACGTGCAGCCGGATGGATGGCGGCCTGAGTATGAGCAGGCGGACGCCTCCGCCGGGTGGATGCAGTATCGGTTTCTGATCCGCTACCGCACCCGAGACGACGCGATCGATCATCTGCCCTGAGCCGCCCTCCGTAACCTGAGACCAGGACGCTCAGCCCCTCCATGGCGGAACACTTCGAGCACCACGGCGAGTCTGGTGAGTACGTGATGCTCCCGTCTGGCGAGATGGTGCCTGCTGCTGACTACCAGCCGCCCAAGCCGCCTGAGCCCGTCAAACCTGCCCAACCCAGCAAGGCCAAGAACTGATGGCACTCCTGATCCGCAACAGCTTCCTGCTGGCGAAGGCCGAGTCCAGCTACGGCGCTGATCCGACCGTGGCCAACACTGACGCCATCAAGATCGTCAGCATGGAAGTCAACCCGCTCACCGGCACCCGGGTGGAGCGCAACCTGATCAAGGGCTTCCTTGGCGCCGATCGCCAGCCGCTCACCAATGAGCACGTGGCGGTGACCATCACCTTCGAGTGGGGCGGATCTGGTGTTGCTGCCACTGCTCCCCGGTTCTCTCCGCTGCTGCTGGCATCGGGCATGAACCTGACCAGCGTGGCTGAGGTAACGGGCACCGCATCCGCTGGCGGCACCAGCACGCTGACCCTGGCCGGGCCGACATTCCCCGCCACAGACGCCTACGCCGGCTTCCCGATCGAGATCACCGGCGGCACTGGCAACGGCAGCAAGGGCATCATCACCGCCAACACCTCCGCCGGTGTGCTCACGGTGCTGCCGACCACGGCGACGTTCGACACCGACGCCACCAGCGTCTACAAAATCGCTGCCCTGTCGCTGTACCAGCCGATCAGCACCTTTGGCGCAAGCTCCAGCTGCAGCCTGGTGTGCGTGAAAGACAGCAACGTGCACACGATCCGAGGGTTCCGTGGCTCCCCGGCGCTGAATGCACCGCTGAACAGCTATGGCCTTTTCACGATCACCGGCATCGGCCGCTATAGCACTCCCACCGCCAAGTCAGCCGAGGCCTTCAGCTACGGCGACCAAGCCGAGCCGCTGCCGGTAACGCCTAAGCACGTGCCGAAGATCCGCTTCCAGGGCTTTGATCCGTGCTCTGAGGGCTTCACCTTTGACTGGGGTCTGACTACTGCCTTCCGCAGCCTGATCGGCTGCGATCCTCACGCCAGGATCACTGACCGGCCGAACCCGAACGGGACGCTGACGATCGAGAATCCGCCTGTGGCGACGAAGGATTACTTCACCGCTGCAGCCGACAACACCGGCGCCAGTGATGGCCCGTTCATCGCCCAGCTGGGGACCGTTGCAACGCAGAGCTCGATCTTCTTCGCTCCGAAGTGCGCCATCAGTGGTGACATTTCCTTCAGCGATTCTGACGGGATCGACATGATGCAGATTCCCTTCACGGCACTGCCTGTCACCCAGAACGACGAAACCCGCCTAATCTTCTTCTGACCCTCTATGTTCCATCTGTATCAGCCCGACTACATTGAGTGGCCGGTGAGTGTTGACCTGCCGTCGAAGGCAGGCGCCAAGAAGGCCTACACCTTCACCGCCCATTTCCGGGTGCTGGACCAGGAGGATTGCGACGAGCTGAACGAACAGCACAATGCGCTCATCGTCGCCACCGTTAGACGGTACGAAGCGCTGAAGTCCTACCGCAGCAGCACCGAGCTGGAGCCGATCGTCGAGCCGCTGCCGTGCAGCTATCAGGATCTGGCCTCTGAGGTGCTCTGCGGCTGGGGTGATGAGGTAGTGGATGATGAGGGCGAGCCTGTGCCATTCACCGAGGCCAGCAAGGCGAAAATGCTGCAGATGCAAGGCGCCGCGTCCGCGATCTTCAGCGCCTGGACCGACAGCATCGGCAAGCCATCCGAGAAGTCTGCGGCCAAGGCCGGAGGGTTCCGGGCAAAAAACTGATCAACGCGGCGCGGTTTCTGGCCGCTGCCGCGAAGGGCGAGCCAGCCGATGATGGCCAGGACGCCGCCGATGCTGCGGCGGTGTTCGGCCTAGCGGTGCCTGAGGTGGAGCAGCGGCCGGAAACGTTCGGGATCCTGCCGGAGAACTGCGAGGCGATGGCGTGGTTCCTGAAGATGCAGACCCAGTGGCGGGTGGGGCTGAACGGACCCGTGGGCCTTGACTACGGGGTGTTCATCGCCTGCGCCCGCGATGAGGGCGTGAAGCGCCGCGATCGGGTGTGGCTGCTGGAGGATCTGCGGTTGATTGAGCAGGAGTATCTGGCAGCGGTGCGATCGGTATCCTGAAGACAGGACAAGCGATCAGATAACCAATGGCCCGGATGAGCCTCGACACTGCCATCCGGCTGTCAGCCGAGGTGAAGGGCGGCGGATATTTCAAAGGTCCAGCGGGAGATCCAGAGCCTCGGCGCTAACACCAAGCTGACCGGGCGCGAAATCAACACCCTGCGGACCACCACGCTACGGCTGGCCCAGGCGAACAACAACACCATTGCCGGCATCCGCAGCAGCATCGGCGCATTTCGCGGGCTGCAAGAGCAGGCCAAGATCGGCAGCCGGGAGTTTCAGCGCTACGGCGCGGAGATCCAGAAGCTGGAGGGAAAGCTGCGGGGGCTGGATGGGACGGCGAGCCAGGCGAACACAAGGATCGCCGGTATGGCAGCCGCGGCCGGTCGCCTGATTGCTGCTTACGCAGGGATTGAGGCCGTCAGATTCGTCTTCGGCAATGCAGCTGAGCTGGAGTCCCAGATCAGAAGCCTAGAGGTGCTCACGGGCAGCGCTGAGCAAGCAAGGGACATCGTTCAGCAGCTGCAGCAGCTAGGGGCGGTGACTCCATTCACCAGCACAGAATTGATTGACACGGCGAAGCGCCTTCAGGCATTTGGCGTTGAGACGGAAAAGGTCGTTGACATTACCAGGCGCCTGGCAGATGCGAGCGGCGCAACCGGGGCAGAGCTGGCGGGTCTGGCTACCGCTTACGGGCAAGTGCAGGCCAAGGGCAGGCTACAAGGCGAGGAGCTGCTTCAGTTCCAGGAGCGCGGCGTTGCGCTACAGCAAATCTTGCGCAAAGAATACGGGTTGACTGGGGTTGAGTTCCAGAAAGCACTAGAGAAAGGGCAGATCAGCGCAGAGGCTGTTGAGTATGCACTGCGCAAGCTGACCGATACTGGCGGAAAGTATGCAAACGGAGCGATTGCGCAAAGCGACACCCTGAGAGGGCGAATGTCAACACTGACCGATTCTGTCCAGGTGTTAGCGCAGACGATTGGCAAAACGCTAGAGCCTGTATTCAAGTGGGCGTTAACGCAAGCAACTGCAGTAGTCAGCGAGATTCAGCGGTTAATTGATGAAGCAAATAATACCGGGGGAGCAAGGGATAGAGAGGCGCAATTTGCGCGCAATGCTGATGCTTTTGTGCGAAGAATGGGGCTTAACCCGTTTACGCAGCAAGGCATGATGGCCGAGATGCGCCAGCGCAACATTCAGCAGCAGCGCGCAGATTATGAGCTGGCTAGGCAGAGAGCTCGAACCGCTGCGCCGGCCGCGTTACCCGGCACCCCGTCAATGACTGCGCCGCCACCCCTGGGCGGCTCCGCCGGAGCAGCCCCCAGCACGACCGGATCGGGCACCACCGGCCGGGCCGCAGCTGCTGAGGTGAAGAAAACAGTCCAACAGCAAGACGCCGCGCTAGGTCAAAGCGTGCAGCTTAACAAAACGCTTGATGAAAGAAACTGGAGCCTTAATAAAGAGCTTGAGCTGAGAAAAGCTGTTGATGAAGAAGAACGCCGACTGATAGAGCACGCCTACGAAGCGCGTGCCATACAAAGAGAGTACAACGGCCTAAGGGATCAAGCGCTTGAAAATAGCAGGCAATTAGAAGCTGCAGGATTGCAGTCTAACCTGCAAGACAATCTAAAAACAATCGCACTCAGCGAGCAGAGAGCACTAGGAGAAGCGGAGTATAAGGCGCAGCAGGACTTAATCAAGATCAGGCAAGATGATAACGACCTGATGGTGGAGCGCATCCGCATGATGCAGCAGCTGACCGCCCAAGCGGCCGAGCCTACCGCGTTCCAGACGCAGGGCATGCGGATTGAGGAGCAGATCGCCACCCTGAAGAACGACCTAGCCGAGATGACCAGCATCGCCACCGTGGCGGGCCGCAGCGCCGAGACCATCGGCAGCGCATTCGGCAATGCGTTCCGCGATCTGATCAGCGGCGCG